AGTTTAACGCCAGTACCTGCTGAACCACGCACAATAGGGGTTGAGCAGTTGAAGGCACTTGGAATAGTAATAAATGCAGACGCTAAAGCCGATGCACCAACGACAAAGGACAATGCGTTAGAGGGTGGATCACCAAAGAACGCTGAGTCAGATCAAGGCGCACCAGCACCAGGCAATGCAATTACAAATAAAACTAAAGGAGATATTAAAATGTCTGATGCAGAAAAAGTGGTTGAGGAAACCACAGAAGAAGCACAGCCAGAAGCACCAGTAATTGATATGGATGCACTCAAGGCTGAACTGAATATGGCTGCCCAAGACGCAGTCAAGAACGCATGGGAAACAGAGGCTGCCGAACGTGGTGGCATCTTGACCGAAGCACCAGCAGTAAAGAAAATAACAAAGATGGGTGGGGATCACGATGGAACTGAAAGTTTTATGCACTGGGTCAAAACAGGTGCAGACAATAGTTACACGAAGGCGGCCTTACAAGAATCAACGGCCACAGAGGGCGGTGTACTTGTCCCGGAATCACTGCATGAAACCATCATAGCCAAACGTGATGACCTTAGTATTGCACGTTCAGCAGGTGCAATGGTTATCCAGACAACTAATGACAGCGTGCAAGTACCATCCGAAAATGCAACAGGTGGATTCGCTTTGACGGCAGAAGAAGCTTCTTACAATCAGTCTGAGCCCACGTTTACTTCTAATAGCATATCGGTTTTCAAATTTTCAAATTTAACAAAGGTTTCTCAAGAATTATTGGCTGACGAGAAGAGCAATTTGGAAGGTTTCCTTTCCGAGATGTGGGGCAGATCAGCAGCTGACGTAGAAAATGAATATTTTCTTAAGGGAACAGGCTCTGGTCAGCCAAAAGGAGTTCTAGTTGGCGGAACGGCTGCACTCACGCTGGACAGTGCGGATACCATAGCTGCAAGTGAAATTCCTGAGCTGTTCTATCTCCTGCCTGGCGCGTATGCACAGGAAGGCGACTCGGTAGCTTGGGCTACTAACCAGTCCACTCTAGCGGTTATCAGAGGCTTGACAGGGAATGACTTCCTATTCATGGTAACCCCAATGGGTGGTGGGGCAAGTGGTTCAGGACAGGAATTGTGGGGTCAACCCGTTTACACTTCCAGCCAGATACTAGCAATGGCTACTGGACGAAGCGTGATAGTTGTTGGTAATTGGCGCTACTATGGTATTGTGGAGCGTTCTGAGATTTTGATCAGCAGAAATCCATTTTTATATGAAGCCACAGGACAGGTTGGATTTTTTGTATCTCTCAGGTTCGGCGGCGACGTGCTACAGGCAGAAGCATTCCAGTACGCACAGAACGCTTAGTAGTAGGTTGTTACCAAGTAGCCATATAAACGGCTAAGACAGGCGTTTTTGGCGCAAATAAGCACAATCTGAGTGGGTGGGGGCAACCCCACCCACAAGATGGAGGAAAAATATGGCAAATATGAAAATACAAGCACTATGCAGTTTCGGTGGACACGATGCTGGCAGAGATGGCAAGCTTGTTGCAATGGGCAAAGGTGATGTGCAGGAAGTTAGCAAAGACTTTGCTAAGGAAGTTATACGAGCAGGTCATGCTATCGAATATAAAAAGAAGGCTAAGGTAAAACATGGCGCTAGTAACGACAGCAATAGTTAAAACATATCTTGGTGTTAGCAGTTCTGGTGATGATGACTTGCTGGATGATCTGGTGGAGAATGCGCAAAAGATCATTGAAACCTTTACAGGGCGTGTGTTTGATGTAAGCAGCGCAACCGTAAAAAAGTTTGATGCGGTGGCTAATGTTGATGGGCGCAATTTGTACTTTTCTGAAGGCTTGGAATTAGCGGCTGAACCAACATCAGTAACTAATGGTGATGGTACTGCACTGGTTGCGGACACTGACTATATAGTCAAGCCGCCTAATTCTTATCCATCTTATGGGCTAACCATGTTACAAAGTTCTAGTAATTGGTGGCAAGGGAAAAGCAATGGCGATATGGCTAATGCTATATCCATCAATGCCAAATGGGGCTATTCAGTTAGTGGTTCTGTACCTAATGACATAGTGCAGGCTGCCACCAGACTGAGTGCGTTTTTATATCGGCAGAGAGACACAAACAGCGATGCAGACAGACCGCTTATAGTGGATGGTGTTACGATCCTGCCGTCATCTTTGCCGCATGATGTGGAACGCATTCTTATGCCGTATGTGATGAGGGCTTTTTAATGGCTAGTAACTTGCGTGCTGTTACGGATGCAATAACCAATTTGAGTGTTTCGTACACTAATGAGGCTGGTGATAGCGTAACGCCTACTGCTAAAGATATAAACCAGGTGCCAACGTCAATTGCATCTGCTGATCTGCCTGCCAGGTTGGTGGGCGTAACAACTGAGGGCGGCAATGTTGACACAATGGAATTTATAGCAGTAACGACCAATGTGGAGTACATGCACACTGTTACGGAATTGGCTTTGATCGAGTCGGTAGGGTTGAGCAGAAAGCAGGATGAGTTACCAGATCAACAAAGGTACAGCGATGCTATATTGGGAACGCTGGTTAGCAACAGGGGTATATATACAAACTGTGATGTACAACTAGCCACAGCAACCAGAAGCATCGTGGAATTTCCTGCTGGCAGTGATGAGTTTTATTATAGTGTAACCACAGAAATAACAGTGCGTGAGTTAGCTTAGGAGGCTATATATGAGTGAATATATATTGAAACGTAACTTGATCCGTGAGGATGGAGAAGTGATCAAAGCGGGGCAGCCTTTGCCTGCAGATATAGACGATGATGCTATCGAAATATATCTCAAAAAAGGCATTATAAGAAAAAAACGTGCATATAAACCTGCACCTAAACAAGACAATATAGGAGAGTAAATTATGGCTGTATATACTGGTAAAAATCTGGCGGTGCTGTTAGATAGTCAAGCATTTAGCCATGTAAGAAGCGCAAGCGTGAACCACGCTATAGACTTGGTGGAAACAACTACAGCTAGTCTTGCGGTCAAGACCTTCGTGGGAAATACCAAATCGTTTTCTGGAACGGTGGAGGTTCTGCATGACGACTCAACCGAGCTGTTCGACTCGGAAATCCTGCCAGGCACAACAGGCGAGATCAAGATCAGACCAGAAGGCACAACAGCAGGTGCTGTCACCATCAATGGCAACGTTATTATCTCAACGGTAGATTTTGGCGTGCCTTATGACGGTGTCGTTGCTGTCTCAGTAGGTTTTCAAGGAACTGGCGACTTGACGGTGGGGACTCAGTAGTGGCTAAATTTATCAATACGGAACTGGATTTGGATGTTGAAATTGTAGCAATAACCCAACGCCAAGCCGTTCCATATTGGACTGCAATGCAAGAGGAAAGTGGGGCAAGTGGCCCAGCGCAGTGGCACTCAATACTTTGTGCTGCTGCCGAGGCGAAATGGTTTGTTGGTAAGGTTGAACCATTGGACTATACACCTGCGCAAGCAAGATGGCTGGCTGAGGAATTAGCCACCCATCTACTGGAAGAAAGTCAAATCCCAAACGCCTAGTGCTGGAAAGTGCCGATGCTGCTGAAGGTGTCGGTGCTTATCCAGCCGAACTTGAAATGGCGTTATTGTGCGAACAGTGGAATAGCCTGCCAGACGCTGGCGGTGTTTTAGATCAGAAAGTGGGCTTGCTAGCACGCATGTCCGCAGCACTAAATGTGTTTCGTGCTATAAAAAACGAACAAAACAGAGGCGATATGAAATTATCAGAATGGTCAAAGCAACACCCTGACACATACCGCACTTTAGTTAGGGTGGAAAAGCTAAGGAGAAAGCAACATGGCAGCTAGTGTTGATATAGTTGTAAAGGTATTTGATCAGGCATCTAAAGCACTAAAAGATATTGCTAAAGCTAATGGTGATCTGGGCAAAGGTAGCAAAAGCACCAGCGAACAATTAAAAAGTTTAGGCAAAGCTGCATTAGGTGTTACTGCTGCTGTAGCTGCGTTTGGTGTCGCTGCCAAGACTGCTTTTGAAACTGGAAAGCAAGGTGCTGCAGTGACCCAAACGGCTCAGTCGTTTGGGTTTCTAATGGAAAAGGTTGGTGCATCGGCTGACACGTTAGATAAGTTGCGTGCAGCGTCTAAAGGCACAATACCAGATATGCAACTAATGTCCAGCACCGCCACATTGCTGGCTGGCGCACAGGGCAAGCTGGGCGAGGAAATGGCACAAGCAACGCCACAGCTCATGAACATTGCCAAAGCTGCCCAAAAGCTGAACCCTAGTCTTGGCGATACTACATTTCTATATAATAGTTTAGCTCTTGGAATCAAGCGTGGATCACCATTAATACTTGACAATTTAGGTTTGTTAGTATCTATAGGTGATGCCAATAAAAGGTTAGCTGCCCAGCTTGGCAAAACGGTTGCACAATTGACTTCCGAAGAACAAAAGATGGCTTTGCTTAATGAGACTATTAGGGCGGGTACTGTGCTGGTTTCGCAGGCTGGTGGCACTACCGATAGTGCAACAGACTCTTATAACCAGTTGACTGCATCGGTGGCAAACCTTACAGATCATTACAAAGAACAAGTCAATGAGGGGTTGCAACCAGTGGTGCAAGCTACTGCGGAGATGGTGGAGCGTTTGAACGAATCGGCAAAGGCTGCGGAATTTATAGACCAAGCCATACAAGACCTATCAGGCACTATGGAATTTCAAGGTTCTTGGTCAAATGAATTGGCGACTAGGGTGGCTGAATTAGCAGCTAACTACCAGGCAACTGCGAAAGATGTGGAAGATGCTGGCGGTGCGTTTGCCGCTACATCAGGACAGATAGAAAACCTAACCTACGTTATTGACACCAACACTTTGACAGGTTATCGAATGCGCCAAATGGAAATTGACCTGAAAGTTGCATTAGGTGAAACCACACGTGAAATAGAGGTCAAGAAAGACAAAATAGCAGTGCTTACAGCTCGGCTAAAGGATGAGGGCGATGCTAGTGAACGCACTGCACAACAAACACAAGACCTAATACAAACAATTGCAAAAGAAACAACTGCATTAGATGCTTTAACTTTTGAATTAGAAAACGCAGAACAAGCCACTAAAGATTTAGAAGCAGCCAATGCAGAATTACTAGCAAGCCAATTAGAGGTTGCAGCCAGTGCCGACAAAGCCATGATGGGTTTTCAAAATTCCATCAGGGAATTAAGTTATTTGAAAGAGGAGACTATAACTGCAGCACAAGCAACAGCGCATTTCAAACAAATGGAAGATGATGTTGCAATAGCACTTGGCGACACCAATCAGACAATTGTGGATCAGCGCAACAAAGTAGAACGGTTGAGGCAGGAATGGGAA